AGTTCTCTATGCCGATATATTTTTTTACAACACCGCTTTCCGGCGCTCCTGTATTCATGACAATATAACGACTTTTTCTGTCATTATCGTCAAAATAAAAATGCAGTTTATTGTACGCGCGTAATTCTAGCAGTTCTTCATCTGTAGGCGTTTCTGCTATCTTAGATATCCACGCTCCATCATCAAACACGACTCTGTCGTTCGGCTTCAGTATGATGTCAACTAAATCAGTATAGTTAATCCTTCTATCTTCTGGCTCAGAAGTAATGCTGCCATTCTTTGGACAAGTATTGATATCATGATTGCCATATAAATAGACAAACCTATCGTCGAAAGCGTCATATACATTTGATGAAAACCTTTTCAGTATTCTTTTAGCTTCATCTGCTGTTTGATTGACGTTTAATATGTCGCTACCGCCTACATAATATCCGCATTTCGTTACACCCATAATATATTTAGATAGCAATATGCTATTATTGGAATTGCTCTGCTCGTGATAGTCTGTTGCAAAAATAAATTCCGGATTCTGTCCGATTTCTTCTATTTTTGCAGCAAGGTAATCTTCACTAACGCCATCCAAAATATACTCTGTTGATTTCCAGTATTCCGGAATTTGATTTTTTAGTGCAAAAGTATCAATGCACAATCCATTGGATATTGCAGATGAAGTGGGCTCATTTTCAAGCTTTAATACTCTTTCGTTAATATTTTCGACTTGGTCTTGTAGCTCTATCAATTCTGTTCTTCCACTGTCATAAACCTTAATCTGTTTTAAAACTTCGGTTGCCGCAGAAAGCATAAAATATTTAGCATTTGTAGGAATTGCAATTTTTGACGTTACTCCAGATTGCACCTCAAAGCATGAAATATACGTGTCTGTTCCGTCCTGTTCTGATATGTCTGAATAAAATACATTGTATGATAGATCTTCTGATGTTTCAGGCGCTTCGATGTATAGGTATTTGCCTTCACATTTTGTAAATCCGGTTCTTGACCAGCCTAGATAACCGGTTATTTTACCATTATATTTTTGTGTGTAGAAATCATCCGTATATTGTAGTATTATGTTACCACCGCTTACGGCATTAATTTCGTCGGAAAGCTTACTAAGCTGTACTCGTGCTTCTGAATCTACTACCCCAGCATTCCTGTCGTCATAACACATTTTAATAGCATCATGTATTGCTTGTCTTACATCTTTTCCGTATCTCTGCGTTAATATGTATTCCAATAATTCCTCAATCATTGCCATAATTTCTCCAATCTCTTAATTCTCTCGTGTTGCTCTTTAAGCAGTTCAAACATGGCCGGAATGAGTATCTTGTCATTCCATGTCTCAGGTTTGCCATTAATATACTGTACTGCCACTGGGTAATGCTCAACTAGATCCTCTACAATAAAGCCAATAACATCCTTGCCATTAAACGGATCCTGTTTCGATAAATACCCATCTTTATATTTGTATGCTTTTACTGGAACGTTGTATAAATTTTTCGGTGCTAAATCTTGCGGAATATCTTCCGTAATATCAGTTTTGTACCGCGCGCTAGACGATGCCGAGCGACGAAATACCCCACTTGAAGATACAACCACATTCGCCGCTTCGCTGACGGTATTGTCGTAAGCATAGTCAGATGTAATCATGCCGTCATAATACATAGCTGCAGCTGGTTTGTATGTTTTTTCATTCTTGGTGCCAAGTACAAAACTGCCCTGCATCATCTGTGCATATGTTCCATTTGTTTCGTCTTCCATCGTAAAGTACACCGGTCCGATTTTAATCGCGCGACCATCACGGTATCGAAAGGTGATAGGATAAGTGTCTGTTGTAGTGGTTTCTATTTCAATACTGCCACCGGTAATTTTCGCATTCTTGCTATTTAAACTATCTGCTACAACTTGTCCGTTCGTATCTACCGAAAACAGCTCTCCGATTTTAATGAGTCCTTTCAGCACTTCAATCCCATCTGCATCTAATCGTGTTACAAGATTTCCAGATGCATCCAGCACTTCCATGATGCCGTTTCCGTTGTCTTTACCTCCAAGTGTTAACGTACCTCCCTTAATACGGTTTGCAAGCATAGTTCCGACAAGTATCCAATCCGCGGCAATTCCACCCTGTTCAAAACTGAATACCATGTCGAACGGTCCGTTCGCGCCATTGCTACTGTATGCAAGTCCTTTGAGGTTAAGCCACATTATGTTTTTGGACGTCTCCCGATTGTCCGTATCCATGATCATAATGCCATTAGGTTTTCCATCATCGTTTTGCGTAACAATCATATTGCCACCTTGATATCCAGTGATAAGCGTGGCCATTTGATTAATGAGGTTTTGGATCTCACTCTGCTGTGGAATACTACCTTGCACCTGCTCAATTTTCTGCTGAGTACTTTGTGTATAAGACTTTTTGAGGGTGCTATTACTTAGCGTAATCTCATTCTTATCCTGTTCCTGGAGGTATGTTTTTTTCTTGTACACAGGAAACCACGTGTCCATGCCGTACGGAGTTGCTACCGTATTTGTGTAGTCTCCAACCTCATAAGAATCAATGTTGTTATCGTATGCAGCTAAATCCACTGCAGTAAGCTCCAGCGTCAAGGATTCGTATTGTTTACTTTTAAGCCACTCTTCGCCCTTTGCTTTTAAGTTTGACGGTACGGTCATATCGCTCCAGTAATTGACTTTTCGTATCACACCAAATTCTGCTACCGCTTCCGGAATCGAAATGTAATCCTTGCCATCATTTACTGATTTAATGTCAACATAGGCATCCAGTCCTTCTACCTCGCTCGTTTCAAGTTTAGCGCCTAATGGAATAAGTTGTGTTGCAATTTCAGTACCCGAGGTTCTCTTGATATATTTTGTCAAGTTGTACCCCAGCTCTATCGGCTGCGATACTGTCTTTCCATAATCCTCCAGCTTCACAATGTCTAAATATCTTACACCATTTTCCTTACGAATTCTTAAATAACCATTTAACTTGTCACATAATTTCTCCCGGATAGCTGTCAGCGTATCTTCCCGATTGGTGTATCGGTAAATACTATCATTTGAATCTATTACCGTAACGATTCCAATTTCGAAACGCTTCTTTTCTTCTACCTGACTATTGTGTTCGTTAATAAGCTCGGTAAAAAACTGAAACGGCGTATAATTTTGATATCTTTTCTGTGGTTGGATGGAATCAAATAAAAACGACAGTTCCCCCACAACATACACACTTTTTATTCCCTCAAGAACTTCCTCCGCCTCTCTTACTTCACCGCAAAATCTTTCTTTTCCATCCTGCATGATTCGAATCATGCTTGCTCTGTTCCGGATGTCGTTGTATCCCGGATTGGTAATCGGAATATCGAATGTAAACGTTCCTGCATCATTCATAGCTTCATCTAGTTCCCCGCCTGAAATAGCATATTCTTTGTCATTTGGATAATAAAGTAATTCATCATCCATATAAACTTCATACTTCATAGCCACGCTCCTCTATACGCTATTGATAATTTCCCGCTGCCAGTAAACTGCAAAGTGATATCCTCACTGCCTATCCTTATTTGCGGAATTCTCTTTGTACCAACGAGCAGATCATATATCCGCTCTTTGTAAATCACACATAATTCGTTGCTTTCTGCCACAATGAATTCAGGTACCGACGGCATACCGCCGCCTACAATAACAACCTTATTGTTGCTCTCATCTATGGTAATGTCAGCAAGTTCACGTATTACATCTGTTTCAAAATCAAATGTGTCCCATATCCAGTCTTCATTACTTGCAGTCACATCATACTTAAACGGTTCTGCAGTTCCTGTAATTGTAATTTGTCCAATCACGCTGTTACTTTTTTTGCCATCAATACTTAACCGACATATGTAGTAATGCTTGATATCATCATCCGGAATTACCTGACATTTTTTTCCGTGAATCCACATTGCGATTTCCGAATAGATTCTCGGCCACTCTTCATTACTACAATTGACGTCAAATACAAATTGCAATCCTGTCCGGTCTTCGTAAATGACTTCTCCGAACACTTCAGACAAGTCAATTGAACCGGACATGCCCGCAATCTGTATCCTATTGGTACGTGGAGCTGGTTGCGTAATAGTCATCGTGAGCAGATTTAAACCAAACTCACTCGTATGCTTTCCGTTAATAGTTAGCCCAAAATATTCCATCATGTCTTTCTCTGTCGCTCCCTTTCTAGCTCGTCATTTACTATCGGTGTTATAAGTTTGCCAACTACTTTTTTGTCCATTGTTACAGTTGTGCCATCTAATACCTTGGCCATTTCTTTACCC